ACCTTGGCCATCCACTCGACCATCTTGTCAGCCTTGACGCTGCCCACCGTGCCGTTGTTGAAGACAAAGCCGTCCTTGTCGGCTGTGAGGCTCTTGCCCTCTATCTTGATCTCCAGCTTGTCCACTTCGGCCGTCTGTACGATGGCGTATGTGTCGCCCTCCTCGATGCGGAGGCAGAGCACCTGACTGCCTACCTTCGGCCAGACGGTGATGCCTGTGTTGCCGTCCGTGATGCACTGTAGGCGGATGCCGTACATCTCCACCCCGTCATCGTCTATGTCGCAGGTGCGGGCGGTGGCATCTACGGCCGTGACCTTGGCAAGCACCGTGACGGGCTTATCTTTGAGCGATGCGGCCAATGCCTGGCGTATTTCTTCTTCAGTTCTTGCCATAGTAACGTAGTTTGACGGTTCTTCTCAATCCGCTTTCGCCATATTCTCCCTCGATGGATTCGGCAAAGTATGTTCCAGAGCGTTCTGGAAAACGGGCATCTGTTACGATGATTTTGTCCGACTTCCATACAGGAGGTTCTCCAAACAGCACGATGCTACCCTCATAGCCCTCAAAGTCCTTCTCCTGCTGGAGTTCCTGGACAGCCTTCTGTAGGAAACTCTTTGGCAGTCCGGCACGCACCTTGACCTCCTTGACGTTGCTGTATTTGCGGCTCTCTGCCTTGGTGCGCTTGGTGGTACCAGAGGTATTCTTCTCCACGATGTTGATTTGCACCTCTTCGGCCTGTTGTTTCTTCAGGTCGTCGGCACTCACCGTGTTCCAGCCGATTCTTATCTCCGTGGCCGATGTCTTTCGGTCGGGGTTTGGACTGACATACTTCGAGGCTCCGGCATAGAGATATGGTCCATCGAACCACACGCGGCAGCACAGTTCCTTCTGCACCCATTCCAGCACCTTGTGCCCCGTGGCATTCTTGAACCACACGCCTTGCAGCGGTATGTCATCACACGCGGGCGACAACTGTATATCTGTACCCTCTATGAGGTCGGTCAGAAGTTTCTTGAGAGTAGTCTGTCGGTAGGACTTGCTGAAATACTTGTTTCGCAATGGGTGACTGTAGCCCTCGCACTCTATGACCAGCTGATCCGTATAGTTGATGGCATGGACGTAGCCACTGAAGACCTCCTCGTTGCGGCTGTTGTAGCCCAGACGGACCACGACCTTGTCCTCTCGACGGAAAGGCATCTCCTTGAAGTTCTGCACCAGGGTGCCCGACTCCGTACTGGCTATGCCGTCACCATGCTCGGTCATGTGCTGCTCTCTCCTCACGAATGGGGACAGTGGCAGCGTTATCTGACAGGTGTCAGTAAAAGACCCCGTGCTGCTTCGCCAGGAGACAGCCGATGGCTTGACCTTATATTGCCCTATCTGTATGTCCGATGTCAGTATAAACATATCATTCCATGATGAGGTTGTTGACTACGTCCGATTCGCAGGTGAGGGTGAACGGACGGCAGCGCAGTTCCTTGCCCTCCACTTCGGGAAACTCGATGTCCGTGATGCAGACGTTGCGGCTCTCGTCCATAAAGAGGTCACTGATGGCATTGATGAGCTGCACGGGTGCCGTCGATTCAAAGAGCTGGCGCAAGTGGTACATATCATCGTCTGGAGCTGTCTTGCCAGCAGGAGCAATCAGCACTCCCTTGATGGCAAACTGATAGTCGCCCACGTTGTACATCTCCTTGACGGTACCGATGCGCTCAGCCACGGCGGTACGGACGACGGTCTTCTGCCCAGTCACGCGCAGAGTGGCACATGGTACATAGACTTCGGTCTCTCCGTTGGTCAGTCGGACAGGCAGAAATACGTCTCTGCCTCGATACTGCTCCTTGTATGGGGCATCGAAGCGCGTGCCCGATGTGTCCAGCTCCGACTTCGGTTGCACGGTGTACGACCCTTGGAAATAGGTCTTGTACAGTTCCAACAGATTGGTGACGATGTGTGGCATCCTATTGTTCGATATTTAGCATTTACTGTTATTGCGCCGTGGCTCCTTGTACCAGCACACGGCTCAGCACCTCCAGGACGGTTTCCTCTATTTTGGCTGCACTCTCATGCAGTGATGTCGTGTTGAAGTTGATATTGTCGAAGAACTTCGCCACGTTGATGTTCACCACCTTGGGGCCGCTGCCTGCCACCGCCTTGCTACCCTCTACGGCGGCGGTCTTGTTCACCTTGGTGTTGCGGGCTATCTCGTCCAGTTTCTTGGCAGTGACCGTGGTCTCTGCCTTGATGGCACGGGCTACAGGTTCGGCAATGGCAGCCTTTTGCATGGTGCCCTTCTGCTCCGAGCCCTTGATCCAGCGGTAAGCCTTCTCCAGTCCTTCCAACATTGGCATGACGACTGTCTCCCATAGCCACTTGACGACATCGACCAAGTAGTTGATGCTGTCCCAGATTCGTCCGCATACCCACTCGATGACGCGGAATATGTCCTTCAGTATCTCCGACTGGGCGACAAACTCCACGAGGCTGCTCACCATACCCGCCACGACGTTATACATATTCATGGCAGCTGGCCAGATATGATCGACCATCAGTGAGCGGATAGGCTCCAGGTAGTCGGCCAGACCTCCCAGGTTCTCGCGGAGGGTGTCCCATATAGAGACAAGCGGCTGTACCATCTCTATCATGGCACCCTTCATCGTCTGAGCCTTGGCCATCAGTTCCTTGAACATATCGACTGCCCTCTGCACGCCATTAGCGAGGGGGACAGTCAGACGCTCCAGGATGGGCAGAAGCTTCGTACCGAGTTCCAGTCCCAGATGAGTGAGAGGGGCAAAGGCATTGCCCACCTTTATCTTCAGTTCATCGAAGGCTCCGCTCAGCTGTGCCTTCATGCCGGCATCGGTCTTGGCTATGGTTTCCAGCATGTGGTTGTACTTGCCGCCCTCGCCAGTAGCGTCGCGGAAAGCCTGCTGTACCATGTCAAAGGTGATGTTGCCTTTCGACATCTCATCCTTCAGTTGGCCGATGCTTTTGCCCGTCCGTTTGGAAATGGCTTCGAGTGGGTTGAATCCTGCATTGATGAGCTGGAGCAAGTCCTGTCCCTGAAGCTTACCGGCAGAACGCACCTGCGAGTATGCCAAGGTCAGTGAGTTGAGTTTCTCCGCATCGCCCATCGAGACATCGCCCAGCATTCTGAGGTTGTCTATGACCTCGTCATTGCCAAAGCCAAAACCAAGCATCGTCTGAGCGTTCTTGAATACCTCCTTGCCCAGGATGGTGTCCTTCTGTAGGTTCACCAGTTCCTGAGTCAGTTTGCTGCCAGCCTCCTTGCTGCCAGTCAGCACGTCAAACGAGACTTGCAACTGCTGTCTGTCCAATGAGGCCTGCATGGTCTCGCCGATGGCAGAGCCTACCTTGGAGGCCATACTGAGGGCAGTCGAAGCCACGCCAGTGATGTTGTTCAGAGCGAAGGCACCGTTGGCAATCTTCGAGAAGAGCGACGTGGATGCCTCCGCCTTCTTGGCGTGATTGTTCACGTCATCGAAAGCGTGGGCAATCCGTCCGAGTGGCCCGGACATCATGTCTTTCATCTTCATTGCGTATTCTACGAAGTTGCTCATGTCAGTGTAATCAATCCTTTTTCGGTGTTCTTGAATGCTATTCCGGCACGATAGCCGATGGTTTCTATATCCCAGTCGAGGGCTTGGGGACCATAGTAATGTAGAGCGAACGCGACGGCCTGGTCAAAACCGTCAGCGTTCTTTCCTTGCTCTACAGCTTTCCAAAAGAGCTCTTCTTGATCTCGATGATGTTCTGTATCTCCATCATGGCGCTGATGAAGTACTCCTCATCATCACGGATGGCCTCATCTCCACCTATCCACAGTTCGTCCATCAGGCACTTGGCGGCAGTGTCGAGACCTCCTTTGGGGTCCACTACCATCTGTGTGTAGTTGCTCAGTGCCTTGGCGGTCATTGGCTGGAGCAGAGCGACCTTGTCCTCCACTGCGATGACATTGAGCTTGCGACCTGGGAACTGTGCCTTGATCTGTGCCAGCTTCTCCTTGCCGAAACGCTGTTCTGCCAACTCGATGGCCGTCTGGGTCTGTTCTTTGTTATCTTCCTTCATGGCTACTGTGTGTTAGAGTGAGAGGGTATTCTTCGTGATGTCCATGCAGATGAATGGAAGCGTGCATTCACGTTTCTTGTCATTCTGCGACATGGAGTCGGTGGTCTCAGTAAAAGATACTCCGACAGCCACCCAGGTCGTGATAGGGTCTTTGGCCAACTTGCGGGCGCTTACCGTGATGGTGAGCAGTTCGTGTGGCACATCGAGAATGCTGTCATAGCCGGCAGCCTGTGCTGCCTGTTCGAGACGGTCAGCCTCAAAGCCGAACAGCTTGATGTTGCCCGAGCAGGCAATATTGCCCTGCTGGATGTCAATGGCATGTTGTCCTGCACCGTAGAGAGCCTCCTTTTCGGTGGTCTTCTTCATCTCCCAGCCTGTGATGCCGGTGACGATA